ACCGAACCCGAATCCGGCACCTGCAGTGGCACCGGCCTGCTCATTGTCTTGACCGATGGTCAGTGGCAGCATGGCGATGGAACCTGCCACACCTCCCTCGGCTGCGGCACCGGCAAGGCGGGAGGCACCCGTCAGGATCGGGTTGTTGGCCTTGGCCGCAACACGCCGCACCCATGCAGGGTAATCTGGCGAGTTGGCAATACGACTCGGCGTAGAGTCGAGGGCACCCATTCCTCCGGATGAGACCGCGTCACCGGCTGCTATCCGATAGGCCGCAGGGATTTCTGGGTTTGAGGCGATGGCACCGAGTGCATCGGTCCGGAGGGGGCCCATCACATCGCTTGCTTCGCGCAGGATTGTTCCGGTGATTTGCGCACCCTTGCCAAATGTTCGCACCACGGCTGCACCCTTGCGCAGCGCCAGATATCCTAGCACCGGGCGCATGGCACCCCACAGAGGGTTGGCTTCATCCTCATTGTGGTAGTTGCTCCACCCCATCAGTCCTGCCCCTCCCAGGGCGGCCTTGCCGACCAGTTCACTCCCGTCATAGACCCTGTCTCCGATCTTTAGTGACGGAATCACCGCGTTGACCCGGTCGATGGCTGACTTGGCCACCGCATCCAGGGCATCGTTGGCCACGATGGTAGTGTTGCCCAGACCCTGCAACACACGACCGGAAGCGTACTTCACCATGTTCCCGATCGGGGCACGGGCAACGAGCGCTCCTGCCGCACCTGCCACCAAGTTCTCCGGGGCCGCCGCCATGGCAGAAAGTTCCGTCAGATCCTTCAGCGGGGCCGTTGCGGGGTTGTTAAAGGATGCCGAGATAGCCTTTTCCACCGTTTGGCCTGTTGCATCGTCGGGGGCCAGCATCGAGACGATGTGCGGCACCGAGGTGATGGTCGGGTGTTCGATTTCCCGTTTGAATGCATTATTGTCGAGATAGTTTCCGTACCCTGCATCGGCACCCGCCTTGAGTTGCTCGGGTGTGGCGTTGGACAGACCCGCGTCGGCGGAACCGTCCTGCAGCCCGCGGAAGAATTGACCTGCCTGCTTGAGTCCCAGCGTGGTTTGCATCCCGGCATTGCGAACCCCTTGCAGCCACGAATTGGCCACGGCAGTGGTATGTTCCGCCTCTTTGGAAATGTAATCGCTTAAATCTCCCTGGTAACTTGGATCATCGAGCATGTTCTTGATCCCGCCGTAAGTGGTTTGGATCAGTCCCCCGATGGCACCGGTGATGCTGCTGGCCGCGGTGCCGAGGAAACTGCCCCCCACCCGCTTACGGGCGGCCATGGCGGCATCCCACTGGTCGCGGGTCAGATCCTGTGACGGATCGTTCAGGGAATCGGCTTCGAGGTGGTCAAGCTCGGAAGTAGAATATGTCTTGGGCTGGGTTGGGCCCAGGCCGGTTTGACTGTAGGGATCGGGAGAGGCTGGACCAGTTCCTGGTCTGCTGGGAAGAGTTGCCGCCGCAGCTCCGTTCAGAGCATCGACCGCACGGGACTGATCCTCCATTGCAGCGATCTGTGCATCGCTAAAAGTTCCGGCAACCTGACTTGCATCAGGAGCAGCTACGGTCTCGGGGGATGGTGATGAATCGGAAAGGGCGGTCGCGGCCAAGCCATTGAGATCCGCGTCGCTGACGATATCTCCGATGGCCATAGGGCTACTGGGCTACTGAATCTGCTTCCACTGGCCGTTTCCAATCGACTGAAAGGTTCCTCGGCCAGGAATCGTCTTGATCACGGAAGCTGCGGATGAAGCGGTTCCTGAAACTGATGCACCCGATGCGGCAGCCGGTGAGTAGGAGAATTGCTTGAGCAGGTCCTGATTGACTCCCGGCATCCTTGCCACTTGCGCCTGCTTGGCGGCGATGGCGCGGTCGAGGATTGAGGAATAGGAAGCAATCGCGTTGCGATAGTCATCCGGGGACTGGGAACGCTTCAGGCGGTTGACCGAGTCTTTAACAGCCAGTGCCTCCTGCTGAGTGATCCGGAAGTTTAGAGGACTACCAGGGACAGAGGACTCGTTCTTGATCTTGTTGATTCCATCGATCAGCTTTTGCCCATCGATCTGGTCGAAATATGATTTCAGGTTGCGCTGGGAGTCTGTGAGGCCGGGGTTGTACTGACCTGCTGCACCCACCATGGAGGGCAGCGCCGGGTGGTTGGCGATGGCCGTGAGGTTGTCGCGCTGGCTTTGGAGTTCCGTGATCTGGCCGGTGGCCGTATCCATGGCATTCTGTTTGGCGAGTTCCCCTGCAATGACTTTGGATTGCGACTCAGCGGTCTGTGCCTGCAGGTTCTGATCCTTCATCGGCGCGACGGAGATCTCGTGCTGCAGTTGTTGGATCTTGAGGCGCTTCTCGGGGTCTTGCTGTTTGAGTAATTCTTTCTGGTATTCGTTGTGAAGCTCCAAGAGCTTGAGCTTTTCCTGTACGGTGATTTGCTGACCACGTTCCAAACCATAGTTGTCTTTAGCCCATTGGTAAAATCCCATGCCAGTTGGCGTGGAATTGTTAGGGGAGGCCGTAAATTCAGTTGCTGGTATACCCCCGAACGTATTGGCAGAGCCCGGGTTGGGCGGCAGGGCCAGCGGTTGGCCGTCGGGGCCGATGGCTTCAGGGTCGGCAATCGGGGCAGCCGTGCCCGGTGGCATCAGCAATCCACCTTGTTGTATCGGAGCGCTTCCAGGTTGAGCATTAAGCGCGGAAAGATCCCCACCAGTGATGACGGGGGTGGTGGCCTGGGCAAATTCCGCAGGATAACCAAGCAATGAAAGTTCCTCTGCGGTCATGGATCAAAAAGAGGTCATGCCCTTGTTCCCCTGATTGGCATCATTTTTCTGATTTAAGAAATTCTGTTTATAATCAAGCAGGGAATTCCGGTATTCAGAATTCTGTTGGATACCTATCAGCGGCGCTAGTTGCTTCATGGCTCCAACCCTTGAGGATCGGTCCAAAGAAGAGTAATGGTCGTAGGCCATATCATCCATGATGCCTAAATCATGTGCCAGTGAGGCAGTGCCATCAGCCGATTTCGTCTCTTGGTTCCGAGTGGCCAGCATTTGCAGCGCTTTGGAAATTCCATCACCCGCTTGAGAAATTCCACCAGAGATTCCTTGAGCATAAAGTAGATTGTTCTGGGCGGCAATCTGCCCGCTTCTATCCTGTTCTCCGGGGTTATATGCTTGCATGATGCGCTTATTTTATGATTTTGGGGCAACCACCTTAATGGGGGGATTGAATAGTTGGTGCCTTAGGGTCACGGGAATGAGTTCACACCCGCATGAGGCCGAGTCGAACCAGTTGCGTGCAGCTTGGATGACAGCTTCACGCACCGCAGCGCGCCCCCACTGTTCTTGGGTGATTCTATTGTTGATCATCCACTGATCGGCCAGCAACGTGTCCGTGATGCCAAGATTCCTCCAAAGCCGGGCGGAAGCCTCCACCACTTCCCTGTCTGTTGCTTTGATCCCAACCGCGCTGGCCAGTTCAAAAAGCATCATGGCATCGACAGCGGCATGGCGATCGGTGGCCATTTGCCAAGGTCGGATGGATCCGCTCTTGGCGGCTAGGATCGGCATCGATTCCAGCACCGGAGAGGCGGTAGGTATTTCCGGTTGGGTTGTACGCCGGGGCGTGGCGGACAGTTTGATGGCTGCCATGGCGTCGATGGCTTTCTGGTCGACATAGTGCTTTCGTAACAGGGTAGCATCCGCGCCGATAAAATGGGTCAAAGCCGACCAGTTTCTTTCTGCATAGAAAATGGCCCTACACCGATCCAGCACGTTGTCTGAAATTTGGACACCGAGATACCCAAGCCGTTTTACTGTGGCGATCAGATTGACCATGGGAATCGTGATTGCTGTATATCCATCTTCAGCGTGCCGATGGGCAACTGCAACATCGCCATCATCTGTACAGGTTCCGTCCTCATACCATGTGGAAATCAATCCCGCGGATTCCATGCCATAGCGGCGGCACTCCACGGCCCGCAGGGCTCCGAGAGATCCAGCTCCGATGACGCGGCATCCTTTGGAGATCGCAAATAGGATCTCTTTGTGCCACGGCGCGAGGTGTTGGGAAAAGTAACCGTCGATCAAAATCAATGTATCCGGGCCCTCCATGGCCGCCGCAGCAATGTTGCCTTGCTCGGCGGGTGGGAGAACTTCGAGTCCGGATAGATCAAGGCCGACTCCAGTGGGTCCAATAAAAATCTTCATGACGTTCTCAGCGCACGGGATCCCAGGGCAGTGTATTTGTTCATATACCCCTCAAGGGTAGGGATTAGCACTCGAACAACAGAGCATGGATAGGGGTGGCTGAACTCATGGACTAGCGGCTCGGGAATTCCCGCTGATTCCAGTTTGGAGAGCAGGATATCGATGTCACCGGCAAAAGTCGCAGTGCTGGCATCAGGATGATGCGTGCTTGGCACTAGCACTCGAGAGGACATAAGGCGCGTAACTGTTTCCAGAGTGTCGCCCTTTTTAGCCATGGTGTAATTTTCATGGGTGATATCGTCCCTGCTTCCTGCAATCCAGACCGCACGGGCTTGTACGGCCTCACAAATGGCGCGGCACTGCGCGACCACTGGATCGAGGTGGGCGGCATATCCCCGGTAGATCCCGGTGCCTCGCTCGTGGTCGCAAAGGTAGGCAATATAAGTAGGAACGCCGACATCACCGGTCACATCGCAAAGGATGGGCATAATGTCTTGGCTCCGAATGCGCTCGATGAGGTGGCCCAGCGTCTCGTCACGGATACTGTCCGTGTCTACCCGAGGAACCTCACCTGAGGTTTCCACTAAACAAGTAACCTGATCGCGCTCGATGACTTCGTATAATCCTCCAGCGATGGCTTCATCAATCGTGTTTCCGCTGGAAAGGCCATTGGACGAAGAGGAAAAGCATGAAGCGATGATTGGTGAAATTGATTGGCGAGGAATGAGTCGCACCATTTCGGTCGGAACATGGCTAATGATCCCTGAACCAATTCCGGAAACCGGGGTCCAGTGGCGGATCATGTGGGGAAGGTAGACGGACCCGCGCCACAGCGGGAGACGGGTTTCTGCGGCAACAACGTCCAGACCCGAACCAAAAATTGACGGAACCGGAAACGCTTCGCCCACATGGCGTTCAAACCCTTCCATCATCGCGCTGCACAGCGCGGACGCCCTGGTAGCACCTTTACCTGAATCTACTGAAAGGATCAGTGCCGAGGGGCGGACGCATTGGGCAATTGGAATCCCAATTCGATCAAGTCCGGTAATTTCTGCGAGGCGCGTGATGCCCGCCGCGTGAAAATGAGGACGCAGTCGAGCGAGTGTCTCTTCCGGAGAGTTTGCGCGGTGCGCGCCCTCCAGACGGACTTTCAGCTCCATGCTGACTGGAGTGATCCAAGGATCAAACGACCCGGGCGCTTAGCCCATTGGTTCCCCTCGATCCCTGCCGCAATCCATGGCCCATACTTGCAATAGGTACGAATAAAACGATCCGAGGCCGAGCGGAGCATTGCTCTCCGAAATTCTTTCCACCGGTCGGTGGCAGTGCCGAAAACCGCACGAGCCACCCAGCACGCTGCTGCTGCAGCGCCGATCACGGCGCTTGCACCCATAGCCGCACCTTGCATTTGTCCATTTGCGGCGTTCCTTGAGGTTGCTAGGGATGTCTGATTGTTGTTGTAATTATTGTACATTCCGGACGCCATATTGGTATTGTATGATGCCACATCACCGGCAAGCTGTTGAGCGTTTTGGAAGGCACCTCCAATCATCTGTCCGGACTGTCCTTGGATCCCGCTGCCTAATTGTATTCCTTGGCCAAGCGCCCTTTGGTATGGGTCGAGATTCACCAAAGCATTAGCCCCGGCAAAGCCTAGGTTGGCCGCATTCTGGTAAGCGCCGCCAGCTTGACCGTAAAGGTTGGCCGTGTTGCCCATCATTCCCTGCGCGGCACCGGCATTGGAAAGTCGCTGTTGGTAGCGTTGCTGACCATAGGAATAGCGGTTGAGGAGATCGGCAGCAGCCGCGGAGTTTCCGGTGCCTAAACCTCGCATGGAGTAGGCGCTGGTAGCTTGTTGGGAAGCGGCACGTTCCTCCTCGGGGTTAAGCGAAGTGCCAAGTGCCAGTTCGGAGGTAGCACGATCACCGGCCAACTTGGATAGGACTGAGGCTTGATCGCCTTGGGCACTAATTCTGTTCCCTGTATCGATCAGCGCGGAAGCACCCGATTTGTAGGTCTGATCGATGACTCCCTTGGCTTCTTTTGTATAGTCGTTGTTAAGATTACCAGCAATCTTCCTGATCGTGCCAAGCTGGAGACCTTCAAGTTTTGGGTAAGCAGCAATTTGAGCAGCCAGCTGATCCCTGTATGACTGCGCGCCATACTTGGACGATTCAGCCATGAGCTTTTCATAGTCGATTTGCTGCGGTGTCGATGGCTGTTGCTGATTTGTACCGGAAGATCCGCCCATGATATTAGGTTGTAGTGGTTAAGTGATGGAATCTAGGCGCTTGGCAAAACGCTCCCACTTGTAAGCATGGATCCTGAACCCATTGTTCCGACGGAAAAGGATCCAGTCGCGGGGATGGGGAGCAATATGAAGGAATGTGGCTATTGGGCCATTGCGGACGGTCGGCGAAATAACTGCCAATTCTATGAACCAAGCATTTATGGAAGGTGGGTGACGACAAATAGAAGTTGGGATGATTTCTGATTGATCCGCATTCCATGACACTTCGCTCGCCAGCATGAAGGCTGACGGTGTGGAATAGACAAGCCCAAGCGACAAATGCCATCCCAACAGTTCCTCGAAGGAGCGAGTGCTGTGTTCGAGCTGCCATTGTCGTGCGATTTCCCATGCGAGCATTAGGAATTTAGAACCAAGACACTCCCGGCAGTGTCTAATGCTGTAGCATTGGCTCCCGCCCCGTAAGTGTGCACAATCCCGATGGCCGAACTTGTCTGGGTTTTGATTTGGATTGTCCTGGCTGCAGAATTTGCGGCGGCGGCTCCGGAATTGTAGACTGATGTTAGTGTTGCATAGGTTGCAGTGGTTAATGCCCCGGATGTCAGGTTGACCGTGTAACTTCCTGTGGAATTCCAACTTACCGTGTTTACGTTGTAGCTTGCGTTGATTTTTACTGGGTAAACAGTGGTCGTCAGGCCAGAAGAAGGTGTTGAAGCTACGTTGAAATAAAATGTGTTAGCGGAAAGGTTGGCCGCAAGTACCGCCCAGGTTCCATTGTAATTGACCGCACCGCCGGTTGCTCCGCTGATTGTAACGGAATCGCCTGCGGCCAAACCGTGTCCGGTTTTGTTGGCTTGTATGAGTATTCCAGAGGAGACACTCAATGCGGTGGACGCCAATGGTGAGAGTGTTGCATCAAAATAGACCCATGCCTTTGCCAGACCGCTGGAAGCCGGTGAGGATAGGCCTGACGCTGTTCCTGTGACATTTCCGGTCACCGCGCCCGTAACGGCACCGGTTAGGGGGCCGTTAAACCTGCTGGCAGTTAGCGCTCCGGATCCGTCACGCAGGGCTATGGTCGAGGCCGCGGCGGTTGTATCGGGAGCCCCTGCCAGTTTGGAGTTTGCAATTGCAGCCGATGCCGAGAGATCTGCATCGACGATGCCAGATACGGTGGCGCTTCCCGCGAGGCTATTCAGCTTGGTCGGGGTGACCGTTTCGTTATTGGTGAACGTATAGCCGGTGGTGATTGTTGCCATGAATCAGTGCGCTCCTAGGAATGCTAAAACTTGAGGGAATTCCGCATGCGTGGATTCTAGCGCCGAGGAGTGGTTAGCTTAACGGGGGAAGTTAGCTTTCCGTCCGTGCAATCCTCGATGTGTCGCCCGGCAGCGTGGCATCGACACCAACTGCACGGATCGTAGGTCGTCCAGCAGTGGATCGGATCGTGAGATCAACGTAGGTACCAGCCCGACGGATTGGGGCGCGAACAGTGTAATCGTTGGCGGATCCCGCGTTGCTCACGGAAGCTGCCGTGGTGGTATCATCAGGGTCAGTCGTGATGGCGTCTACTTCTAGGGAGCTTCCCGAGGGAAGCAGGGCCGAGACGGCAACATTGCCAATCCGCTTCCGCCCCAAGGTTCCGTAGAAATACCGTCGTGTCGTGATTGATCCCGTCACGGCCGAACTGGAGGTGGCTGTGTCGTCCGAGGCAGATTCGTTTTCCTCAAGGAGGTAGATGGCCCCGGAATTTGAAGCGGCAAAGAGTCGGCGTGAGGTTCCCTCGGAGGTAGTGTAATCGCTGATTACGAGACGATCGAGTGCTGGCATGTTCGTATCCACACTCTCCCAAGCTTCGTTCAGTTGATTGTAGATCAGCAGTGTGTTTGGCGAGGTTGCTTTGCCAGTTGGAATCGCCAGATAGTAGCGGTTGTTGAAATAGACCGCGTTGGAGGTCGAGACGGCGGACGCATTGACGGTTGCCATGATGTCGGCAATCGGTTCGCTCAGTGGGAGGGTGTTTCCACGCAGCGCTAGGTCGATCTGGGAATTGTCCAGCCGATAAACCCCGTTGTCCGAAAGGAAATAAACGTACTGGCCCGCCGTGGCCACCGTCATTCGGGCGTTGCAGCCGATCTCGTTGGTTAGCAGTTGCAATTTGCTTTGGGTGATGTCGATGGAAACTCCATCGGAAGTCGAAATCACGATGTTGCCGAGATAAATCGATTTTCTCAGGAAGGCCAGTATCTGGCCCAAGGAATAGGGGTGCAGGGCGGTGATGTAGTCGTTGGAGCCCGTGTTGGTTCGGAACGATTTGAGCGCCGGGTCGTAGGTGTCGGGATCGAGCACGTCGGATACCAGCACCGTGTCGCGGCCGCTGCAAAGCACCACCTGGTTGTTGTAATAGGCCGCCACCCCATTAGTCGGGGCAACCATGCGGGAATAGGTCGGTCCGAGCGGCGAAGTTCCGGTAGGCACTCTCACAAATCCGGACGTGACACCATCCCATACCAGGGGGCAGCAGACCCGCTGCGCAAAGAGCGAGGTCGAGGTGTTGGAGGAGGTTCCCGTTGGAACTGACACCGTGAATGTGGAAGGGGATCCTCCGACCGTTGGGCTGGATGGAACGCTGGCAATGACCGCATCCAGGTTGAATCCGCTTTGATCACTTCCGGAAAGTCGTACCACCTCACCAACTGAAAATCCGTGGGCGGCCGAGGTGGTCACCGTGGCCGTTCCGGTAAGCTGGGTGATTGAACTCACCTTTTGCTGTTGGTCGCTGGCCCTCCAGCGGAAAAGGAAGAGCCTGTCGAACGCCTGAAGGGTGGAGACCGCGTCTCCAACCTTGATGGTCTCGCTGATCGGGGAAACAGGATAGGACAGGGTCAGCAGGGAAGACCCCTGACGGTATAGGAATGCCGAATTTGGCCCGCAGAGAACGATGTACTCGTTGGAATAATCGTACCGAGGCGAGGAATACGTTCCTGCCCCAAAAACTCCCCCGGAATAGGTGTCGAGGATCACGGGCCACGCCCAGGTAATCGTGCCTGGAGGGTTGCTTGCCGGGGACCCGCTGACGGAATAGGTGAAGGTAGACGCTCCGGTGATTGTGACCGTCACGGTGCCGTTGTAGGCCGAGGCCGTGGCTCCGGTCACCCCGGCGATGTTGACCAGGAACTGATTTCCCGTGGATCCAAGCCCGTGAGGGGTAGAGGTGGTCACCGTGGCCACGTTGGCAGCTTGTGTGATGGAGGTCACCGCATCCCCTGCGTGAAGGACGAACGGTATGGTGACCGGAGTGGCCCCCACCGAGATCCCCGACGCGAGGCGGGAGGCACCCTTCCTGGTTTGGGCTACCCCCTTGTCGAGGCGTATGTTCTGCGCAACCTGCAGATACCCGGACGGAATCGTCAGAGGGTTACGGCGAGATTGGAGCCCCAAAAAGGAGATGTCACCGTCACGGACGATCGGCGAGGAAAGCGGTGTGTTTGCCATGGGAGGGTAAGTAGGAAGCTGGATTAAGTGAAGAGCGGCGTGACGCGGCCGTGCCAGTTGGCTCCGGTGGGAGAGATGACGGAATCCAAGTGCCATACATCCAGCGGGAGCATGATTCGGCGGTTCTCGTCCCAGAGCAGCGTCAGCTCGAGGTCACCGTGGCCGTTGGTCAGCGCGGGCGGGTGGCCGTCGGGCCTGCCGTTTGATTTGTGAAAAAGTTGGAAGAAACCTATCGGAACCGGCACTCCGTCGACCGTTTGGTGTCGCATGAGCGGGAAGTCCGTGCGGCCTGCCTCCAGTTCAGCCAGTTGTTCCGATCCTACGACCCGCCGACGGCTGCAGCCGTGAATGCTTTCCTGGTCTAGAGGGAACGGTGAGAAATCTTTCGGCAGGAGGATGTCGGCATCGAGGAGCAGCACCCAACCCTCGGGCAAGGTACGGAGCACCGTGTCCAAAGCGCGTCCCTTGTCGAACGGTATGCGAGCTCCTTCATGGAATTCGTTGGAAATCACCGGATCAATTCCATTCTGGCGGCAGACCTCCCGCGTCTGGGAATCCTCCGGGGTCGTGATGACCGTGACCGATTCCAAAAGGGACAGGGCGCGGGGAAGTGTGACCGTCAGGTAGTCGTGGTAGAGCACGCTGACCATCACGGCGCGGATTGGTAGTTTCTGCGTGCTCATGCTGAAACTTCCTTCTTGAGCATGTCGATGCGCGCCAGCCAGCCGTGGAGAAACTTCTCCTGGTCAGGTCTGGAAGCAACGCGCTCCATGTAGCGGCGGCGTGATTTTGACAGAAATGCCATGGCAAGGCCGTCGCTGTCGGGCACCATCCATGCGGACTGCAGCGTGTTCTGGCCAATCACCCCGTCGATGGTCAGCCTAGAACCATAATCGTTGAGCGCTTCCTGCAGCAGGTGCGAGCATGCCGATACCCCTTGGTTGCAACCCTGAACGAAAAGCACCAGAGCCACAATGGAAGGCAATTCCATGCAGCGCAGGGGCCTCCAGTAATGATCAAGGTATGCCTGCCAAACTTGAAATGGTTTTGGGGCATCATACGGAAAATCGGGGTGAGATGCCTGGTCAATACCGGCAAAAGTCAACCCGCCGGAATCACCCGACACCCGCTCATTGCGTATCGTTACCCCATCTGCGCCGTACTCGCACTCGGCATTTAGCACAATGGCCAGGGCTTTGCGAAATACCCCGGTCTGGTTGGCTGCATTGGCGCTGGCCAGAATATCGGAAATAGTCATGGCTTTTCTGGATTGATGGTAGGCCGGTTTTCGATTGACGTTTCACCAAACTTTGACGCGGCCTTGGCACCAGCCAGCACCGAGACGGTCCAATTCACCACCGAGACGACACCTGGGGGGAGGTCGATCAGCTTACCCGTCAGAAAGTGGGAACAGAGGATGTAGGCCACGGCCCCGATCGCGCAGAACGTCGCCGCCCCAAGCAGCAGGCGCACGCTGGATGGCACCCCGTTTGCCTCGCTGAAGGTGGCGCGGGCCCATTCGAGCATTTTCACGGGATGAAATGCGACAGGTAAACCAACAGTATCCGTCCAAAAGTATAGGCCCCGGCAAAACCTACGGCAAAAAACCCGAGCTCAATAAGCCATTTCCAAGGCGGGTGAAGGGGGATCTGAAAGTCTTGGTATCGATTCAACAACCAGAATCCAAAAATCACACTAAATACATAAACCAGCACATCCCGTTGTTTGGCGTTATCATGGGCTGCCATCCGCCATTTATTTGCACTTTCTGTCACTTTTTGTAGAGCAGCGCCCTGCGCCTCGTAATCAGCCTGAGCTTTGGTTAGATCAATTTGCTGTTGGGCTGAGAGCGCTTGAATGTGACGAACCGTCGCGATGATATCCGCTTTGGATATTTCTTGCGCTAAGCAAAGTTGCGATCCGCTTAACGTAAGCGCCGCCATGAAAAGCAGGGTTTTCATTAGTTGGCTCGGAGCCACTGCTCCACGATGACGGCTTTGTCCTCTATGTGCCGACCCGTGAGGGCCGCGGATGAGAGGGAGGGGTTGGAAGGAGAAGCCGCGGGGTGTCGGGTGACGCATCCGGTGCAAAAGAGCAAAAACGAGAGCGAGGCCAATAAAAGAAGGATGGTCAGGAACCATCCTAAAATTAATCTTTGGAAATTCATGGCCCGTTATTTTGCAAACGCCTCCACCTTGGATTGCAGGGCAATGACATCCTGGGAGAGGCGGTCGAGCATCTGAGTTTTCTGACCGGCGATATAGACCGACATGACGATCTGCAAGCAAACCGCTCCAGCCACAGCCCGGAGCATCGTGGAGTTACCCTGGGCCGACCGGGCCCGCTCGTTCATGATCGCCCGCAGCTCGGCAATGTCTGATCGAAGAGCGGAAATTTCGTCGGCGCTCATTTCAGAATCCTAAGGCGCTTTTGATCGAACCGATCAGGCCCGGGGTGTCAGTTGATAGATTTGGAGTAGAAACCGGAGTTGTCTCGGTGATCCAATCAGGAAGGAGCGTGTCGGCAGGGTCAAGAAGGGCAGACCATGTGTAGGAGATTGGTTCTCCGATTGGAACTTGGAACCCTATTTCATCCATTGTATATTTTGAATATTGAGCTTGCGGAACAATATGTTCTCCCCAAACTGGAATTGCCGTGGGTATCGGAGGCAATTCATAGACCCAAGGAAGACTTGAGGCATCTTGTAATGGAGCAGAGCAAGAAAATATTCTCATATTAAGGCAATGACAATCCTTGACCGAGGGTGTTCTTGTAGACGGAATAAAATGAGGACACTTGAGTGGCAGAAGATGCTGCACGAATGATAAACACAAAAGATACTGTTCCAGAAAAAACGCTTATATTTTGTTGTCTTCCAAATTTAGTAGCATCAAATATGCTAGACATGGATGTTGGAGTTCCTCCGCTTGCTTTTAATGTAGTGTTTAAATATGCAGCAGTTCCATTGCTTGAACCAGACCACATATTAAATGTATTTGCACTAGCCGCTGCTGGTGCATTAATTCTTCCAGCACCAGTAGTTAAGCAATCAAAGTATATGTTTCCATCTGAATATGGAGACCACAACCCACCAACCTGACTACCAACCGTTGATTCAATGCTTAACCCACGGTTTTGTGCAGAGACTGAATTTACCAAGTGAACTGATCCAGCAAATAACCCTGAGCTAAAATCACTCATTGTCGGAAATGTCAACCACCCGACATTGTTTGGAATTGCTATTCCTTTGCTTTCCCATGAAGCAGCAGTCAAACCAGATACTAGAGTTGCCGTTGAACTTGAAAGTCCTCCCAGATTGTATGCAGACAATGTTCCTACATTTTGACTGCTCCTCAAAGGCCAACACACCATACTGCTCCACAGTCCAAGTCCCTTGACCTGCTTTACAAACGAGTTGATCAGTTGCCGAGCCGAAGCAGTTGAAGTGGCTATGGGGCTAAGAACAGTTGCCGTGACTGTTCCGTTGTTTGTAAGTGTATTTGATCCTGCGGAATCTGCCGTGACGCTGGTTTGATTCAATGCCCAGTAACTTTGAATATTTGAAGTTAATCCTGCGGAAACAATACTAGAATAAGTGAGGCCAATACCTTTATTGTAGAGGGTTGTAATCTCTGTTGCACTTAATGCTCTTTTCCAAATGGCACATTGCGACAGTAAACCTAACCACAAGCCGTTTCCTGCAACATTCCCATATTGTCCAATCGAAAAATCCGAAGTTGTTTGGTTTGCCACCCCAGAAGGCAAAGTTGCTGCTGATCCCGATGCGGTGCCGTTAATATAAAACTGCAAAGATAGGCTTGAAACAGTAACGGCACAATGTACCCACTGGTTGAGTGGTATTTTAGCAGTGGTGTTAGTTACAAACCACGACCCATTGTAACGAGCAAACTTTAGTTCTCCGGTAGGTAAAATCGAAAACGAATAATCCCCTGCCGATGCATTTGATTTTGCAAAGATGATTCTATCTCCAGCAGCATAAGAGGTTAAATTTACCCATGCTGAAAATGTAAAATCAGTACCCCCTAAATATAGAGTAGTATTTGAAGTAACACTCAAATACTGACTCGTACCGTTAAAACTTGCAGCGTTGTCGTAGGAAGTCGGAGTGACTGTTCCTGATCCAATCCCTGCCGAGGCAAAGTATGCCTGGGCGTCCGGGTCAGTTCCTGCCCGTCTAATGTAGGGGGCGGGCATTGTGGCCCCTAGCTGATGGACTCAACCTGCATGGCGACCCTCAACCGGATTGCGTCAGCCGCACTAAATGTTGGCGTTCCCGCGGTAGTCGCCGCAACGTACAAGTTGCCCCCAGGAAGATCGAACGGGATCACGAGCCCGGTCACCTCACCATAACGGGAATTCACCAAGTCAACCGACGTGGTAACGGCGACCTGACCGATCACCTCAAGGGCATCGGTGTTGGTGATGCTGACAGAAGCATTCAGCGTTCCGAGCGCCACGTTGGATCGTAGGAACGTCAGCGTGATCGTCTGGGAGGCCGTCCTGACGCGGTCAACAATTCCGACGGCCAAAATGGTACCCCGGGAAGCACCGGCAGTGACGGAGATCGGAATCGCCGTGGTGGCAAATAGCACGTTGCCAGCGGTGTAGGCGCTGGTAGAGACGGTCGGTGTGATCCGGACGGCCTTGGTTTTGAAATTGTTGATGGCGACGTTCATGTGATGTTGTTGGATTCTAGCGCGGCAGGTTGGTCAGCTTAACGGGGGAAGTTAGCGGTGGAGCGAACTGAACCGGCCCTGCTGGCCCTGTTTCATTTCCAGCTTGTCCCACTCGATTTGGAGCCGCTCCAAGGCGTTCTGATCATGCGCGGCAGCTTTGTCGAACTGGCCGTCCTCACGTTGCGCTTCGGCGCAGATTCCGAATTTTACGGCCTCGCTCAGGACGTAGGGTACCGTGTCCCCGTTGGAATAGCTGTCGGTGGTGAAAACGGTTGGTACCGTGGTGAATTTTACCCAAACTTTGGCAGGAGCCTGTGCCGTCGCATTGGAATTTACAGCGACAACGATGCCGTCATTGGTCAGCGACCAACTCAGACGAGTTGCATATCGGCTCACTCTCGGATCAGACGAATAAACATCCAGAACCTCCCCGATTTGAGTTAAATATCCATACTGGAGCGGGATGGCGGTTACTGGAGCACCGTTTGGGGCGTAAGTATCTTCCCTCATCCAGTAGGTTCCATCATCCGTTGTCGGATCCACGCCCTCGGACGATATGACCGGAAAATAATAAGCTCCATCGCTGGCAAGCACCCCGAGTCCCGGGGAGTAAATTTCTCCCGCGGCCCAATCGGGCCATGCCTGGCGTTGCTCGTAACGTACAAAATCGGGCCACGGGTACATTTCCTGTGCGGAACGGATGGCGCTGTTGGCGTACTCGGTAAATGCCGAAAGCGTGTTTGACGCTGGTGTCACCACAGGATCCAAACCCATCCTGGCAAGGGCCCCGTCGATCACTGATTTGAAGGTAACGGTTCTCATGGAACTCAGGCAGCAACGGCCTCCGTGCCATCCACGACCCCGCAAGTATTCGGGGCAGGCAGCTCATTATCAGCAAAGGTGTGCTGGGAGATGATGGCGTTAGCTGTTTCTTCGGAAACTTCCGACCTTTTACCTTGTACTTTCTCACCTTGCTCCTGCTTGGCAGGAGCAAAACTCATGATTTTGTCAGAAATGCCTTTAACCCGTACGATTACTCCCTCCCTCTCAAGAAGGTCGGTAAAAGAAGGATCTTTCCAACAATCGGGACCGAAGAGGGCTTTCATGTGGGCATGAAGGTCGGCGTCCACGCGGTATTTAAGTTGGCCAATGCCATCCATCAACTTGGAGGAATTTTCCAAGCGGGCCGAATACGCATTGATCTTGTCCTGACGAATAGCAGCCTGCACCGCATGAGCTCGGAACCCCTTGCGGAATTCAGCCAGGACGGCTTCGGAAGTCTCAATCGGGGCGATAAGTGAGTCGGAAGACATGTGGCTGATAATTGGGTTTCCAGTTTGGAGCGTGAAGGGGTGACCCTGCCCTGCGGCAGGATCACCAGTTTCACGATCCGGCGTTAGGAAGCCGAGATCTTGGCGTGTGCCTGTGGGTTCGTTGGAACCAGGGCGACGATCGCCTCGACAATTCCGCGACGGCCTGCGCCGAGGTCGGGAAGCTCGGTGAAGTAAGGAGCCGTGTGGGTCCTCATCTCCATGAACTCCGGGTCGATGATGTAGCCGGTCTTTGTCGTTGGAACAAAAGCCGACAGGTGCAACTCTACATTGCCATAATCACCGCTGTAGATATCCACGGCGGTGGAGATCGTTTTGTCGGCGATCTCGGCGTTGTAGAAACGCACTGCGGATGCAGTGGCGCTGCTGATGGTTTTGGCTGGGAGGTAACGGCTGAAGTCGCTAATCGCGTTCTTCACTTCGCTTCCAACGATGCCGAGGAGATCTCCACCGCGGCCAGTCACGCTCCAGCGCTGCTGGAGGACGGCACGGAGGGAATCCTCGGTGAATGCTGCCATGGTTCCGCTGTAGATCTGCGCAGAGTTCAGAAGAACATTGCTCTGACCAAGGGCAACAGAATCAGCCGAGGCACTGAGCCAGGCTCCGAGCCCACGAGTCTGATAAGCAACCGAGCTGCCGTCATCGGCTTTTGCTCCGTTGGCGCTGAGGAACGTGCTCTCGATGTCGCGCTTGACCATGACGGTAGCCTTGGCCTTGGCCCGGCCGAATTCGGTGGCTCCTGCCACGCCCTGCGGGTCGGGGTTGTTGATACCGGCCACCGTTGCGACAACCTCCTCCAAGCGGGATACGCCGGGGATGCGGCGGAACTGTTGGATGTAGGTACCGATGCGGGCACGGGTCGAAGCGAAGTCTGCCGCGCTGGAGTAGCTGACCTCGGTGCCGTCCACGGTGCCCGTGGTGACCGCACTGGGATAGCTGTCCACAAGCCACTCGACGTAAGCGTTGGAAGGCTTCTTGCTGCCCTTTTTGATGCTGGATGTCAGGACTGTCTCCTTGGCATCCACCACCGCGATGATGTCGGATAGGTCTTCCCTGCGGCCGACTGTAGACGATGCTACATAACTTGTTGCTGCCATAATTTTAGTGAGATGTGCCGCGAGCTGGTTGGGTTATGCCGCGGCGTTGTTTGAGTTGTTGACGCGCCCGGCTAGGAGGACGCGAAGTAGTTGGCCAGGGCGTCGATGCCGCCGCCCGCGATCACGCGATCGAGGTTGCGGCTCTTCTCCTTGCCGGTTGAATTGGGTGGTCTGCTGGGCGTGGCCCGTGGAATCGCTGGTGCAATCCGGGGTCGTTCCGTGACCGTGGGTGCTGATTTTCCGTTTGCGGCGGGTGCCTTCGACTTGGCGGTGGCGCGCTCCATGCGGAGCTGCATCCCTGCAATGGCGTCGCCGATCACCAGCTCGTAGCCGGGCAGCTTTTTTAAAAGCGGCACGCGTCGGAGGGTGTCGATGAGCACTTCGTGCTGGGCTGTGCCAGGCTTGAAGAGATCGGGGTAGGTGGACTTGGCTTCCGGAAGCAGAGACTCTCTCTCGCGCAGGTACTCCCTGCGGGTAGGCGCGTGGTCGGTGAGGAGGGCATCGGTCTGGGCCACGAAGCGCGCAATTTCCGAACGCTCGACGTACCGCTCGGTGCCGTCGGGGTTGGTCACCGTGGCCCCGTCGGGGTTGGCTAGTGCCCATGCGCGGACTTTCTTTGCCGCACTGACCTTGGATTCCAGGTCGTGTGCACTCTCGATGTCTGCCAACGGGTCCTCGGGGCTAGGTTCCAAACGGATCGCGCTTCGGCTCTCGACCTCGCCCTTGAGGCGGGTGTTCTCGGCCTTGAGATCCTCGGCGATAGCCTCGGCCTCTTTCCGGCGGCGGGTGAGCTTGTCGATCCTCTTTTCTAGCTTCTCGAGTGCCTTGGGGCTTTCCTCCTTGGCGCTGTCGTCATTCTGCTCCTCGTCTGCTGCGTCCTCTTCCTCGCCGTCAGCGGATTGCTCCGGCTCGACGGCCTCGGTCTTTTCAAGTTCATCCGTGCTTTCCTCCTCGCTTGCGTCCGTCGGATCAGGCGTGCTGTCCTTGGGCAGTTTGCCAAGGGCGGCCGCCACTTCGGGAGGCAGATGGGATAGGATGTCGGATGCGCTGCTGTCGTTGGTGCTTTCGCTCATAGTGTTTTCGGCCACTAAGCGGCCATGATCAGCACTTCATTTTCCCCGCAGGTTGCGGAGATGACGGAAATGCAGGAACGTCCCATGCGGGTGAGTATCCGGGCCGAAAGCGGCGACCTTAATGGGGGAAATGATGGGACAGGGCAGAAGGCTGAAACTTCTAAGCTGAAAGCTGAATGCTTCCGCGCAGAGGCGCAGAGAGGAGGGACGGGTGAGAGGCTTTGATGAATTGGCTTGTGGGCCGTCATCATCAGTTTTGAGCATCACCCTTTTCAGTTTGGACTTAGACTACTTGATCCAGCGTGCACGCTGCTCCTCGATGCCATCCTGCCTAAATTGGAGTCAGGGGATCAGGTCGCTACATCCGGAATTTTCCAGACGCCCCTCATTGCCCCCGACATGATTCGCTGGTCAACCGTGTGACGGGTTTTCAGCAAATCAGCCGGACGACGAATCGAACCGGCGAAATTCTCCCGCCCCGGATCGTCATCCGGTTACTGGCTCGCGGGGCGGCCATGCCTTGGCCTTCACGCAACCTTTCGATCACGGAGAGGGAGTGGGGCAAATATGTAAAAGATTAGTTCCTTCAGCCTTCAGCCTTCAGCCTTTAGCCTTTCCTACCTTTGCCGCTGCCGCATTGCTTCCGCGCGGAGGTTAAGAAGGTACTCCTCGAGCTTGTCGAGGCCGTTTTCCCCGCCGAGCGAGAAGATGGTCTCCCGCTCGCTTTTGATGATGGCTTTAGCTTCGGAGCGTGCTTCCACGCGCGCCCGGTCGATCACTTCAAGGACGGCCTGCAGGATCGGGTGATCCGCATCCACTGCCAGCGCGCTGACAAGCTGCGCATCGTCCATGCGAGTCGCCCGAAGGACGTAAGGGCGGGGCTTAAAGAAGGATGAAACTTGAAACCTGATACCTAAAAGAAATTTGATCATGGCCGGTTATTGCTGCGGGCCTTGCGGCCCCTGCAGAACGGGCTGGGTACCGACCCTGCCGATCTGGGCATTCCCTTGTTGCTGTAACTGAAAGTTCAGGAACTTGATGCGGTTCTCGACCATTTTGGAAAGCACTGGACGGGCCGTGATCATCTGCTGCAGCTCAGGGTTTGCTTGGATGCTCTGCTGAAGTGTCTGAAGCCTAAGCTGATAATTCATGCCTGGCTGCGGCTGCATCGGCGGTTCAATGCCAGCCACCATTTGCGTCAACGCGCTCTGCTCGTCCGCCACTTGACTCTGGGTGGCTTGATCCATGGGCTGTAGCACGGCTCCGGCCATGCAAGGGTCGATGGCGCGGAACATGAGTTCGGTAAACTTGGAATAATCGACCCGTCCAAAGCGGTCATTGGCAAGGACGATCTGAAGCAGGCCAAACTTTTCTTTGAGCAGTTCGTGGTTGAGGTCTCGGATGTCAAATTCAAGACTGATGTCGAACATGCCCTGAACCTCGCTGCGCCCGGCATTCCAAGGGCGGGAAAGATCTCCTACGATCCGGACGACGTGCTCTTCGGCCATGTATTGCTGGCAGAGTTGCAGCGTCTGGCCGACTACCTGGCGCATTTCCAACAGCCAGCCGTCCACGAGATCCTGCTGGTGCAGCTGGGAAAGCTGTGGAGGGCAGTTGGCAGTCATGCGACCGAGGTATTGATCAAGCGTGGTCTGGCTCGCCTTTTCAATCTCAATGGAGGATCCGTCCCCCGGCGGAATCTGCATCCAACTGATTTCCTCGCCACGTCGGGCTGGCCACTTCGTGCCGGGCCCAAAGGTTAGGTTCATTGCGCCACGAGACGCGGGGACGAGAATCGGCGGGAGGACGGAAATACTGGTTCTATCGGTGCGCGCGTCGCGCTGGACCTTGATTTCGTTCTCCCAAGTATCGGCTACCGTCGGGATGCCACGCGATTCAAGGATGGTCCGTGAAATTTGTTCCCGCTGGTGGACGACATACGGATATTGGCCGTGTTCGTAGGGAAGCGCTTCGTCAAGGCCGACACAGTCGTGCACGCCCAAGCACAAAACAGTGTTCCAGACGTTGGGGATACCATCGTCATCGACCGATTTGCGATGAAAGTGAAAGATTTCGATCAGGTCGCGGCGCTCGTAATCAAGAATGCCCCAAAAGTTTCTGCGACTTTCGGAAAGCAGCAAAAGATTGGAAGTCAGTGTATCGACGACAAACCCCTTCCTCTTGACGGCGGCTTCTACCCAATCCACGTCATAACCGTGGGTATTGATGCGGTCACGCAGTTCACTCTCGGTGAGTCGCTCGCGATGCGCCACCCAAGGTGCGCGCTGGATGTCGTCGGTGATGCAGGGGAAAAACACATCGACCATGGGGAGTAGTGCGCTCCATCGTGGCATGGCGGCAAATACCTCGGGCACGGGGATTTCGGTTTTTCCGTTAAGCTGCAACTGGCGCAGGCACGCGCGGGCCGGTCCCTTCCTCAAAATGGGCGACAGGGCCATGAGCTGGCGAAGATTTTCCTCCTCGCGCAACGGGTCCATGACCTGTTCAAGAACTTGCGATTTTACCTGAGCCAGCCTTTGCGGGTCTTCGGTGGCGGCCAACATGGTGGCCAGTCCATCGAGGCTCACCTCCTGCACGGTGCGTCGCAATTGCTGATCCCACATGATGGCCGTGACGCTGGATCCGTAAGTTTGCCTCCAATTAGCGGCAAGTTGCAGCTCCCGGCGGATCTGGGGGCGCATCTGATTCCAGAGGACGTATTTCAGCAATGTGGAAACCTTCTCGGCATACTCCAAATCGTCCGAATCCATGGCGAGGGCCTGAGGGTTGGCCTTTGTGAAGGATTGCATCATCAACATGACTTGCTCGTTGATGGCGGAATCGATGATGCGCGGGCGCATGTCGCTGGCTCCTTCCCAGGGGAAGGGCTGGGCATTCAAATCTGCACCGTGCTTTCGGCCGTCGGAAGATTGTCCGTTCCAAAGGTTAAGGCGGGTATGGTAGGCCTGTTCGCTTCTGTTGTAATACCAGAACGCATCGCGCGTGGACTGAATCAGCTCGGTGGAAAGGATCGCAAGGTTGTCGGAAAGTTCCCCTTGGGCATCAAGTGCTCCGATCCGTTCGATCTTCGATCCGTTTCCGGTGTTAGCAATGGACATACGCCGGAAGGTTATCTTCGTAGGGCGCAGAGCTTAACGGGGGGAATTCATCGATACTCAGTAGCAACCGCCCGGATGTTGGGTTGGGCGAAGGATGTCCCCCTCGACGTAGAGCAGCTCCGGCTCAGCGGTCACGGCATAGCGGATACAGTCAAGCGGGTCCTTGGTGGCGGCCTTATTTCCATCCGCACCCGTCCACTCCTTCAGGCTGTAGATGACATTGGCGCAGTCCTTGGAGACAAAGAGACGCGGCTCGTTCCCGGTGCCGATTGGCTTGTCGGGATCGTAGGCCAGGGCATTGTTGATCAAATCGACCCCCTCGTCGATGGCCCTGCCCGAGGTGGGGCTGAACTCCATGCCGATATCGGCGCATTCATCCAAAAGCGTGGTGACGCCATCCCTGAGGATGGTGGCGCTGGAAGCGTAGCGGCTATCCATGAGGCGTTCGCGTATGACCTCACCCCCCTCGAGTCGGGCGATCTCCTCTTTGTACTCTTGCAGGCCCCACCCAAAAGTTTTCTGGGCATCACCCATGTCACCGTCGGCCTTGCTGGCACTCGGCACCGCCCAAGGGCCGACTACTCCAACCCCGGTAATATAGCGGTTGCTGTCAGGCCATTCCCGGTAGACGAAGAGCCTTCCTCGGATGTCGACCCTGACCCAGATCATGAACCAGTTCCGACCAGAACAGGGGTCGACGATCTGGTAGTTGCTCCCATCCTTGGGAATGGATTCCGGATCGATAACATGCACGTCGTCGCGGAACCGTGGGAAACGGCTGACTCGTGACTTTGTGGCCACGCCGTAGGCGCGGCAAAGGATAGTCTCCTTGTTCTTCCCCTCGAGCACGACCTTTAGTGAAGGGTAGTTGCCGTATGGATTTTCCGCGGTGTGAAAATAGATGATTGCGGCATTCCGCATGACCGGCTGCTGGATCAGGGGGACTTTCTCATACCCGATTATGCGGCGCGTCAAATTGTCCATGACAGATTACGCAGCCTCCCGAGGACTTTCTCATACCCGATTATGCGGCGCGTAAAATTGTCCATGACAGATTACGCAACCTCCCTGATTAACTCGTCGGGTTCCTCCACCACGGAAACCTCGGTGATGGGCGGGCCGTATTTCGGAAGGAGTTCTGCATCGGTCGATTCGGTAGTGACGGCCCCGTTCAGGACGCTGGCCACGGTCGGGGTGTAACCGGCCACGGGGGTGAATGTGATGTGGAGGATCCCGTTTCGGGTAAGGAGACGATACCGAAGGGCCTCCAGCCAATCGGGGGTCACCAGCTCGTCCGCCCAAGCACAGTCGAGTTCCGCCCCTTCCACAGATTTCACATCCATTGAGTAAAACTTAAAGACGCACATCGAGCCATTCGGAAGCACCAGCTTGTTCTCGGTGAATCCTCCGCTCACCGAATAGTTGATTTTTGTAGTTGTTCCCTGGCGCAGCTTTCCGGTCTCGGTCTTGTACTCCGGCGGGAGGTATTTGTAGACGAGGCCCTGTTGGTTTTCGATGGAGGAAGCCTCGGTCGACTGGAGGCACCAAACCTTTGCAAAATCCTTGGCAATCATTAATTCCACAATGCGCTTTGCCGCCCGCTCCGATTTTCCAGCTCGGTTACCGCCTAGGTTCCACTCCTCAATCACGCCGACGGGGAATTTCTCCCGCAACCGCTGGCGTTCCCGGTCGGCCCTAGCCCAGGAGACCGGCTCGTGGCCATAACGCAAAGGGTCGGCCTTTTCCAGTCGAATCCCCTCCTCCCGCTGGGTGATGTAGGCCGCAAGCTGCTCGCGGGTAAAGATCCGCTTCCTATCCCCCACCCTTGCGGCAATCGTGCCGTCGGCGTTGCGGCCCAGCATCTCGACAAAAGGATGTACCGGGTGCGGAGTCTGTATCATTCAGGAAGGTAGTGAAACGAAATCAGATTTCCCCCTTAACGGACTCGAAATGCTCTTTTCAGTTTGAGTTTTAAGTTGGTTTGAAAGTGAGTGGGCAAGTTCCTGTTCAAGTTCACGGCATAGATTCACCATGTCGTCGTGGGTATGGAATTTCCAAAACACAGCATCCGTGCGTGGTGTTTCTGTGTTCATTTTTTGGTTCATGATTTGGCTTTGAATTCCCCGCAGAAATCCTCGTCAAAAACAACCGGCCACCAGGCATGAGGCATCAAAGTTGGATTGTTGAAATTTGCTTCTCCGTTAACAAAATCATTGCCACCTCGCGGGGCGTAACGGCGGCACTCAAATAACCCAATGTGCTCTGTTTTTGGTTTTGACCATGCGCAATTAAAACATTGCGGTTTAAGTGGAAGCTCGACTATTTCCCCCTGAAAACACAATCCCAACCCAGCCAAAGCATTTCCAATTTCTCTAAAAGTTCCTTTTCCAAGATTTCTGATTTTGAGTATTTCCTTGGAACTTTTGTTCACTAATTGTCCAACCCCATCGATATTAGCCTCGGAAAGGCAATTGACCGCCCTGGCTGATAAACCCAACTCATAAATACTGAGTTTTAAGGAATCTTCCCGTTTTTTTAGGATGCACATGGCTAAATTTTTACCAGGGAATGTCGTCGGCTTGTTCCATCGCTAGGACTGTGTCTTTGATCGCAGTAGAATCTTTCGGGACGTAGACAGTCGGTCCAGTTCCACTGGGCCATTGCGATTTTGCCTGAACCTCGACTTTTTGCTGAGGAACCCATGGGTCGGTGACCTCGCCCTTGATGTACTTTTTGCCCTCCATCTTGGTTCCGGCCCTTCCGTCGTTGATCCATCCAGCCAAATCAAATTTCGTGCCGTCAGGCAATTCGATCGATCCGGAGTAGACCGGCTTGCGCGGATGATCGCCTTCACGGCGTTCATTTTTGAAAAGCACAAAGGATCCTTTGCTGGGTTTTGGTTGTTCGGTTGGCGTCATGTTCGGTTGGGTGTTTGTTTTGGTTGTTTTGGTTGAATGTCGGCCATACGCCTATAACCAGCCCTCCAGAGCAGGTCGCGCAAACGTGTCTCAATACCTCGTATCCTCATTTCGCTTTCTGCGGGTAAGCAGAGGTGCAATCCCTCGTGAAGATAAGTTCCGAGCATTTCCCGGGGGCTGCCATGGGGTGCAACCCTAGGGTCGATCTCGATAAGGCCCGATTCCTCACAGGAAAGGCCCCGTGCCCGGTGGCGACCCAGCTTTCGGACGCAGATTTTAATCTTTTTTGGTAGCGTAGAACTCACAATTCCGGATGGGGCGGGACAGTTCGGCCAAGTAATTTGCAGTGGAGATTGTTGTCGTCAGGCTCTTCCCGAATGATTCTTTCGATCTCAATGGTGATATCGGCATCGGGGTTTTTCTTAGCGAAAATGATGTCGTAATTTTCCCTGAACCGAGCGCTGAAACAATTCCTCGGCACCGATCCCTTGCCTGCGCTCATTGCCCTGCCTCCTGATGATCGGTGGAATTTTCGATTTTCCTGCAAGCCATGTAGCCCAGTTCAAATGCCAGGCGAAAGCGCTCCATCTGGTCGGTGATGATGGAGCCGTCGGAATTGACCTGGCGGATCCCTTCGGTCTTCCAGTAACGCTTCCATACCGGGTCCTCAGCGTAGCTGCCTGGATGGAATATCGGGTCAAAGTCAAACGGCATGGTGGAACGGTCAAGGGTGATGGTTTCCTTGCGACGCTTTTCTTCAATGCGGTCGTATGGTGTTGTGCTCATGCTGCGTGCTGGTGGGTAGAGAGTCCCTCAAGGATGGCCTCGAGCTTTCTGGAGAGGTCGGGAATGGTTCCGTCGTTGACGAGGACACGCTGGCTGAAAAGGTGATGCTCCTCGCTCGAATGTGATTCCACCTTGGGGGCGTCGGGCCGGGTGACGCGGATGACGGTGCCTCCATTACGCAAGACGGCATCGAGTTCGTTGGGATACCTGAGATCGTCGCAGATGATTCCAACATCAGGCATGAATGCGGCGACCTCCTCGAGGCGGCGTTGCCATGCCTTGACCCAGATATCCTTGCCGATCAATTGGCGGCCCCATTCTTCTCCCAAGGTTTGCATTGCTCGGCGCGGAGTACGACCGCAGAGCAAGTCGCTGGGGGTTTCCTTGAGCGCTCCGTCCAGCTGCTCAAAGGTGAGGCCAAAGTCTCGCAGCATGTCTTTGATGGGGTCGGCAAAACGTATTCTGCGGTAGCCCCTGCGCTCCATGAGGTGTTTTGCGGCCGTGCTTTTGCCACTCCCAGCAGCTCCGGTAAAAGCGATAAGATGCGGCCAACAGACCTCGGAAGTAGGCTGTGGCACGGGGCGGCGGTCGTTACGCGGCTTGAACGTCAAATTCATCGGAGGTAGTAGGGTCGGCGACGTTCTGATCGGTATTGTAAAGCGGGATAGCATCAAGGGAGCTTCCGTCGGCCGCTAGGCGCTGACGTTCCATCATGTGTGATGGGGTCATGATCCAGTAGAGGTCGCCCCTTGTTAATAGGGAGGATGCTCCAGGCGTGAGGCCTAGCCGCTGGCGAAACCTCCATGCCTGCCAGTGGCACTCATCAGTGGAAACGTAGTCGCAGAATTTCTCGAAATAGGGCCCCATGAGGAATTCAATCAATTCGGCGACCATCCGTGGCGATCTGTAACCAAGCGGTCCATAGCGCCAGTCGAGACCGATCTTGTAGCGCCATTTTTCCTTCACCACCTCTGTGCCTATAATGCAACCCAGCTCGCGCAATGTTACGAAATCCTCGATGGCCTGCTCTAGCATGGAAATCGTGAGGGATCTGACGGGGTTTTCGACGCGTTGCATCAATTTTTTGGGTTAGTGGACGTGAAGGTGGCGGTGGGATTGTCAGTGGATTCGACGGGAAAACATTTTTGGAATGCCGCAGCAATTTGAGCGTCGGAAGAATCGTAACTGGCGCGCAAAAGCAAAATTTTGGAAAGGTTCGCCCAGGCCATGCTTTGGCCCATGACCTCGTAAAGTTTTTCGAGCAAGGCATCGACGATGGCCGGGGAGATGAATTCCCTCTGTCTGCCCGAGGAGTATGGGGTGAGTAGGTTGCTCATGGTGCCTGGGTAACTACAGGAACAGGTCCAGCAACCGGCGGAAGGTTCCTCCTGCGGTTAGAAAAGGATCCAAAGCAAAACCCTGAACTCGGCGTGTAGCTTGGGTCGTTCTTTAAAAGCCATTTTTCGCACGCGACCTTCATTGCGAGAGCATCTCCGCGGGATATCTCCGAGGTTCCCTCTGCAATATGCATGCGAAGGGATTTCCCATTCATGGTCGGGTTGGTGGAATTATTCATGCGTTGCTCTTGGACGGGTTGAGGTCGATTTTAAGAAATCTCTCCGGCTCTCGCTCCCAGGAGGAGCGGACGAGTTCTTTGCTGAGTCCGAACGCAAGGAACGTACGCTTGAACATGGACCCATTCTCGGCCAGCACCCTCACATCCACGGCCGGGATCATGACCGAATCCGGTTGCTGGATGATGTAGGGCTGACCGAGAAGGATTCTGCTGATCAAAAGGGATTTTCCGGGCGGGTCGGTCGGGGAACTGCTCATGGTGAAGAAAGTGTCAGGCGGCCTTTTTGCTGTAGCCCTTCTGCCGGTGCTCGGAGGAGTTGCTGTACGCACGGTCCGTGCAGTCACGGAAGCGCGTGGTTTCACCGTCAAAGAGCAAAGAAAACGAACCGACGGGGCCGTTACGCTGCTTGGCGACATAAAGTGTCGGTACTCGTCGGCGAAACTCCTCGTCTGATTCACCCTGTTTTTGGGGCGTCAAGTTGTCCTCGTCCTTGTTCCTATGCAGGAGCAGAACGATGTCGGCATCCTGTTCGATGGATCCCGACTCGCGCAAATCGCTCAGCTTTGGCTCGCCCCTGCGCTCGGCCTCGCGGTTCAACTGCGCCAAAGCGATGACTGGGATGTCGAGCTCCTTGGCCAATGTTTTCAACCCACCGGTGATGTCGGCAATCTCTAGCGCCCGGTTGGCGTCACCGCGCCTGGATGGGCACTTCATCAACTGAAGGTAATCAATGACGATAAAACTGATCTTGTGACGCGCTACTAACCGACGAGCCCTGGCTCGAAGCGCGGTGAGCGACAGACTTGCAGTTTCGTCAATCCAGATGTTCTGCTTGGAAACTTTGCTTCCCGCGGTTGTGATCCTCGGAAAATCCTGTTTGTTCAAAAACCCATCTCGGACGCGCTGCAAACTGACATTTGCATCAGAGCAAATCATGCGCTGAGCCATCTCAATTCCAGGCATCTCAAGGCTAAATAGCGCAGATCCGTGGCCCTTTCCCGCGGCATGCTGGAGGATGTTCATGGCCAGAGCGCTCTTCCCCATCGATGGACGGGCTGCCAGGACAATGAGCTGCCCTCCCTTAAAACCGTTGCACATGCGGTCGAGGTCAACAAATCCGCTGGGTACTCCGAGAACTCCGGTTCCGCGGGCCTTGTAGGCGCTCTCAAACTGGTCGATGGCCAAATTGACGAAATCCTTGGCTGGTTTGAGAAGTTCGTCTTGCTTTTGGAAAGTGGATCGGAGGTTGAAAAACGCAGACTCAACATCATCAAGCAACTGATCCGGATTACCCTCATCCTGATGATTGGCCGCAAGGGTGAGCGCGTCATAGCCGGTCTGCCAAATTCGACAAAGCGCCCATTTCCTCCTGACCTCGTCCAGCGCCCTGGGCATGTCCATGACGGTAGGTGCCGACATAGCTATCTCTGTCAGGTTTGCAATGCCTCCAACCGCATCGATCTGCCCGGCATCAATGAGGTGCTGTTGAACTCCAAGGAGGTCGCACCCCTGCTTTTGATGGTAGCGCTCGATGATTGCCTCGACCAGGACTCGGTGGCCGCTGCCCCGGAATGCATCCGGCCCCAAGGACTCAATAACAATGGCAATACAGTTGGACGGATCCTGAAGCATGCAGGAGATGACGATCCTCTCATGCTCCGGAGACGCATTAGGAAGGCGTGCCAATGGGTCGCTCATGCGGCCTCCTCGGGCTCAGGCAGGTGGCACCAGCTAGTGATGACGGAGTCGATCTCCGCTTCGAGGTGGGCATTCCACCACTTGCAATCCTCCCAGACAGCGATGAAGTGAGCCTCTCCATCCCATGCCAGGACACAGATCGGCCGATCTGGCTGAAACTCGGACGAGTACCACTCTATGGGCTTTTGTTTTTTCATATTATGCGGCCTCCTTGCAGCTATCTGCTGATTGGATCGAACCCCTGATCTCTCCCACAAGGGCCGCATATTCCCTGATCTCGGCCTGCTCGCTGGCTGGCAGAAGGCCGAAACTGGTCGGGAAATTTCCACTGCTGATCCCGTCAGGGAAGTTCTCTGGCCAGCGGTCAATGAGGATCTCCCTCCAGTTGGATGGAACAGACCCACCGGTCATTTCTTTTTTTTGTGCGTATTTAAGCTGATCCTCCCAGCATCCGGCTGAGAGCCAGGTGGCGGGATTCTTCCACTCTGGGTAGAACTCATTGCGGCTTCGAGCCTGAGCCCGATCCACTTCCTGCATCCTCACCGCATCGATCAGAGCCTCCGTCATCGGACGATGTTTTAGCCTTCCCCATGCTTTCCACGCCGCGCGCTTTTCTTTTTTTTCAGGGTAGGCTTTCCAGAAGGCAAGAAAGTCTGCGGATAGACCTTGATCGGGGGATCTGTCGGAATCTTCGCAGTCAGCAATAGAATCGTCCCCACCGGGGACTATAGGGGTATTATTCTTACTCTTATCTTTCTCTTTCTCTGGTCCCACTTCTGCGTGGACTGAATCAGGACGCTTGTCCGCTTGTCGTGCGGACATTTTGCGGACTGAATCCTGCGCGCGCTTTTTTGCAGAGGTTCCATTGTTCTCGTCGTAGTCCTTCATGCTGAGAGAGTTGTCATTAACGGACAACCATTCGACGGAGATCATGGCGGTCGAAAACCCCTTCCATCCGATCATTTCGTCCAAGATCTCAGGACTGTAGCCAACAAGCATACCATCCTCGGAATGGGTATCGAATAGCGACCAGACGGCGTGCAAGGCTCCGACGGTGCGAAGTCTGTCCGCTTTCAATGCGGACGAAATGCGGACAACTTTCGGGTTGGTGGAAAGATCCACTTTCATTTTGATCCAGTGGCTCATGATCAGATCCTCCCCTTGAACCGTGGCCGCGCCTCACACGTGGCAATCTGTGGGTTACTTGAAATAACGCACTCCGGCATGGTCATCCCCTTGCACCAGAACTCACTATCAGCTACCCGAACGCGGATGATATCTGCTGAGCCAGCACGACGCGCCAAAACCAGCTTGGGATTAGGCAATCTGGAGGCGATGCAGAGCAATGTGGATCCCTTGGCGATCTCCGCAGCCATCTTCTCAATCCCTGCAGCCGCAATGGTGATGCAACCATTTCCACGGATGAAATCTTTTCCGGCCTCGAGAATCCCCTTGCGCAGCCAGGAGACCTCCTCTTCCGAGATCCTGAGCTTCTCAGCAGCACCGGCCTCGGTGACGCCGCCCTCCAATTCCGCGGGGGGTTTTTTTTCACGACCCTCCGTGGATATATGAAGCGCCAATGGAGTGCTCAGGTTGACCTGTGGCTCGGTTTTATTGCTGTTAACGGGCGATGCAGCAGACGCCGATGCCCCTTCTTTTTTTTGCGGGTTTTTTTTGGTCATGAGTAATTAGGAGGAAGTGAGAGGAATCGAATCCGAGGTGGGATGGGTTAATTGAAATAAAATTTCTGAGCGTCCTATCAGTCGCCGTTTTTGGCCAGTGGCCCGGTAGCAGACCCCCTCCCCCCCTCAGTGATCCCAATCAGATTTTCGGAATGTCCGGGCGATTTCCCCTGGTCAAAAGTAGCACAAGACGTAGCAGTTATCCCTTCAACAGAGTAGGAGCCTGATACAACATCTGATTCCCCATCAGGTGCCGCATGTATGTCAAATTGATCGGGTTCGATTTGACATACAGAATCACTATCCGGATCTACAGTTTCGATGGCCGCTATTGCCTGAGTTTTCTCGGCCGCCAGATTGATCTGGGGAGCAACTTCCCAATCGCCTTCGATGACCGGCAGCTCGTCGAGCATCCTCTCCAGCCCAGCGGCCACCTGACTCTGCTCAATCTTCTCCACCCTGGCCGTCACTCCTCCAGTCAGCACTTGTCCCTTATCGATGAGGATCCCTACCGCCATGGAAAGCTCCCCTGGCTTGATCGCTCCATCGGCAATGATCTCCTCAAGGCGCTCGACTCCTAACGCTGCAACCTTCAATGCTCGGGCACCTAATTCCTTTCTATGTGTGTCAATGGTCGCGCCCTCTCGGATCATGACCGCCTCAATCGTACGATGATGAAGTCCGGTAAGCCTTTTGATCTCCCTGATGCCTGTTCCCTGCCCCAGCAACTGAACTGTGATCCGATACAGGTCGGGACGTTGTACGATCAATCGATCACCAGTCGATGCCCCGGTAAAGACAGGACTTCCCATTTTTTCCAGTGCCATCTCATCTTCAGAAAAAAGAGAAGGCGGCGGATTTGATTCCTTGGAAATCATTACAATCTAGACCTCCAGCACCCGTATAAAAAAAAGAAAAGGGCCGCGCAGAAAATGAGTTCCAGCGCGTCGTGACTCATGCCAGACGAGAGTTAATGAACGAGTTGATCGCCGATTCTTTCACCCTCTTGTCCTTCGAGGAAAGGATCAGAACCTGCCCGAAATCTCCTCGCTTGATGTAATTGGCAACCGTGTGGATATGAACCGAAAGGCGGTCTGCCACCTCTCGGGTTGTTACCCATCGATCTTGGTGGGCCGTACTCATCGTCTTGGGTAAACCGTTGAACGAAACTGGGGGCCTTGACTATTTGCGCGAACCCGATAACCGACGGCTTCGCAGTACCAGTTCCAGAACCGCTTTATAGCTTTCATAGAAGAACCTCCGCAGTGGAAACGTGCCCGGTGCGCAGCCACCGCATGCACCCTCTCCAAATTGCCTGAGCTTCCTTTGGATCCGCAGTCATGCACCTCATCGCCCCGTCCAACGTGACTTTATAAAAAAAAGAAGCGCCGGAATGCAGCGATGCTAGGATCGGCCCCGCGGATACCTTTTCGAGGCGAAGCAGACTCCGACCCTGCTTAATTTCCAGAGACATGATCTCGCGCGACATCTTTATCGGCGAAAAAAGGAGATTGCTGACGCAATCATTTCCGCAAACTCGATCCTTCCAATGATCAGAACCGCGGTAAAAACCGCGAGGAACGGAACGATCATGCGGCCTCCTTTGTGGAGTTTTGCAGCTGCGATTCAGACTCCTCAGCAATCCGTTGAGTGACGATTTGCCGAATGATCGTCGACCGATTCGTGCATTGTTGTTTTGCCTTCTCATCGATCCACTGAACTAGATCCAGTGGGACTCCGGAGGCCGCGATGGTGGTTGTATTTGCCATAAGTGATTTGCTTATGCGGCGAATCATTAAATGACATTCAATGATCTTGCAACAAAAATCATTCAATGATTTGCAATGATGCAAAATAAAGACTTTGAAAATCCTTTAATGATGCTATTGGTTACCTATGCCAAAAGTTCAAAACAGCAACATGGGAAAAGATTCCAAACTCATCGCAACTGCGGTTGAGAAAGATTTGGTTGCCCGGATTGACCAACTAGCCAAGAGAGATCGCATCACCCGATCCACCTGGATGAGGGAAGCGCTGATTTCCGCCTGGAGAAGATCCGAAGAGTTTAAAAGAACCCCGCTGCACGGATACCTAGATGGCCCCACAGACATAACGCATGTAGTTGATAATCAACTACATGGGGGGGGGGGGGGGGGAAATAGTATTATAAAACACCACAAACAAACAGCATGATTCT